CAGTGTGACGTTCCCGCAATAGCCGGTCGTGCACGCCAGTTCCAGACTGCGGAACGTGATCGGCTCCATGCTCGCCTTGACCATGTGCGGCCAGGTGCGCTCACGCACGAGTGGGTCGGCGCCGTAGGTGTACACGGTTGGATCGATCCGGTACAGATTGCCCTGCGCGTCGCCCGCATACTGAGCGCCGTTCACGTAGCACACGGACGTCACGCGCCACGGCGCCCAGCCCGCGGACCATTCCGCGCGCTCATGCCACTGCTGCATCGCGGCGTCGTACACCAGCGTCGTCGACAGGCCCGGCGCGTTGATGCCGATGAACTCATGCCCGTCGACCTGGTACGTCCACATGGTCGCGGCGCTGATGTCCGTCGACTTGGCGAGCATCTGCTCGATGGCGCGTGTTGAGACGCGACTCGGCGAGTGGCCGGCCATCTGGTACACGATGCCGCTGCCCCTGCGCGTCTGGCCGATCCAGAACACCGAGTCGGCGGCCACGATGCACGCGCCCGTGCCCACGCACCCGACGTCGATCTGCGCCTCGTTGTAGCGCACGAACGGGAACAGGCCACCGCCGCTGTCGACCCAAATTTCGGTGGTATAAGCGCCGAGCAGGATCAACTCGCGATGCGACACCAATGCGCTGACGATGTTGTCGGGCTGCGCATCAGCCGATGAGAAATCGAGCGCGTCTAGCGTGCTCGCATCGTCGATGGCGGTGATGTAAAACTGGTCGGTATCGGGCGCCACGAAAATCATGTAGCCGTCGATGTAACCGACCGTCTTCGAACCCCGCCATCCCGGCGACGTGATCGGCGCGAGCGTGTTCGTCACGAGATTGAACACGTATCCGTCGGTGCCGCATACGATCGTAAGCTGGGTGTTGTTGTGCGACATGCCGACCATGCCGGCGAAACTGGACAGCACACCGCGACTCACGGTCGCGCCGCCGACGATCTCGAACAGTGTGCTGCCGGCGACGACGAACCAGCGACCTTCGACGTTGCGCTGGCCGCGGATCTCGGCGCCTAGAGACAGATAACTTGCCAGGCCGGGCGCGGACACCTGCGTCAGAACGCGCGTTTCACCCAGGCCCTCGATCTGCTCAAGGTAGCAGTTGATCGCGGTCTGCACGGCCGCCTTGCGGTCGTCGAGGTGGTAGCTCGGGCCGATGCAGGGGATGAAGTTGCGGCCGGCCATCAGAAATCGCCCCACAGGATGTTCCCACACCTGCGCGGTGTCAGCGGATCAGCATCAATGATCGCCGGGCGCACGTTGGCATTGGCGACGTTGAACAACGCCTTCTTTTCCGCCAGTTGCAGGCCCGGCGGCACGCCGCCAAGCAGTGCCGGAGCTATCGCCACGGCCAGCGAGGCGGCGAAGGCACTTTGGTAGCCGGATGGCAGCGTGTAGCTGGTGTCCAGGTCCGCGAAGCTGGAGAACGGCGCGCGCGTCAGCAGGCTGATCGTGTTGCCAGTGGCGGCCGGGTACAGGTAGACGGTCGCCAAGCCGTCCCATGCATAGACCTCCGGATGGCCGGCTTGCGCCTTCAACGGGATGTCGTTGTACTGCTGCATGGTGATCGGCGTCATCGGGAAACCGTCGGCCTGCGCCGAGGTGATCTGCTCGCCGGCCGAGATCGCCGCGAACGGCGCGGTGCCTAGCGTCAGGCTGGCTCCGGTCACGGCGCCCGACGAGATCACGTCCTGCGGAGTCATGTCGCGGCCCGTGCTCCAGTCGTCGGCGATCGCGTTCAGGCGCCGCAGGCACACGGCCGCGAGGTCCGCGTCGAGCGTTTCGCCGGGCGCGAGCTTGTTCATGCCTTCGAGCGCGAGCGTGATGATGGTGCGGGCCGTGGTCATGGCTGTATGACCTTCGGCGTCCGGCCGCGGCGGGCAGCGGCCGGCTCGGGGGCTTCGTCAGCGGGCACACCTTGGGCCTTGTCCAGGCCGGGGTGCCGGTCAATGACATACCAGCCGTGCTTCTTCGCCTCTTCTACCTCGAGCGGCGAATACACGTTCATCAGGCCGTGTTTGTCGTGTCGCATCAACTGCATTGCGCATCTCCGGAAAATGAAAGCGCCCCACCGAAGCGGGGCGCGAAGTATTACGAGGTGGCGAACGGCGTCGCGGCGGTGCCGGAGTTGATCAGCACGCCCTCGATGAACCATTGCGTGGTGTTGATCGCGGTGATGCGATAGCGATCGCCGGCGATGCCACCAGTGGTCGTCCCGTTGCTCGACAGGGCGCGGATGGTCGAACCGTTGGCGAGGAACGATTCAGCCGTAGTGGCACCGTCATTCACCAGCGACACGGCGCCGAGCAGGAACGTCGTCGAGGCGTCGGTGATGATCTTCGCGGCGTTCGAGGTGATGGTGGTTGCCACCACAAATTCATACGTGGCACCCAGTTGGGGAGCCGGCAGCGTGACCACCGCGCCGGCGGCGTTATCGAACACCACCAGGGCGCCGGATTGCTTGATGTCGAGGGTGGTAGCGGCAGTAACGGCGATGATTTCGCGTGCCTGAGCGCAGTGCTGGGACAATTCCGGGCCACGGAATGAGAGTTGCTCGAAATTCTGACGGGTAGTCGATGTGACGGCCATGATGATTCCTTTTCAGTATGAAGAAAGCCCCCGAGGGGGCTAGCTCTGATTACGAGGTGATGCGGCAGGCCCACTCGGGGCGCAGCGCGGCGAAGCCGTACAGGATGTCGATACGCATCAGCAGCTCGTCGTTGCGGATGTCCGATGCTTGCCAAACGCGCAGGCTCAGGCCGTCCTGCACCCGGCGCACGCACTTTGCGGCGTCGTCCATCAGCGGCAGGTCGGCCGTGACGAACTGGAACGCTTCCTTGTGGTACATGAGGTTCTGCACGTAGGACGTCGACGCGTTCCCAACGAACGTCAGGGCTTTGCTGTTGAAGTCGGTCGTTGCCAGCGTGCCGCCGGTCGAGGAGACCACGTTTTTGCGCGGGCCGGTCAGGATGAAGGACGGGGAAACCGTGACGGTCGTTGCACCGATGGCGGTGATGGTGAACTGCTGGAGGCTCGAATAAGCCGCCTTGGTCTCCGGATGGCAGGCGTAGACGCCGGCAATCGTGAACACCTGACCCACGTTGACCGCCGAAGTGGCGATGGTGGTGTGCATGTCCAGCGTATTGCCACCGTCGGTCACCAGAGCCGCGGCATCGGTGGTGCCGGTCACGTCGGAGCCATTGGTCATCGTCCACATGCGGTCGTTCTCGTACCAGTCGGCCATCGCGGTACGGCCGATCATGCCTTCGCGGTACTGCTCCTTGATCTGGGTCGAGTCCTGGAACAGACCTTTCAGGCCGTTCACCATGCCGCCCATCGTCACCGAGTCGCACTGGATGAAGCGGTTGCCGTCCTTCGGCGCGAGGTATTGATTCAGCTTGGCGCGTGCAGCACCCACGGCGACCAGGTCGGTCGGCGGAGAGCCGGCGGTTCCGGCCACGTTGTAGGTAGCCTTGGTCATCGCCGCGATGTAGTCGGACTCGATGCCCGAGATGAGCACGGACATGGCCGGCTCGATGTAGCGCTTGCTGATCTCGTCGATCGACAGGGCCAGTTCGGCCGAGTTGAAACGCATGTCGACGTGATCCTGCGTAGCGACCGTGATCGTGCTGGTTTGTTCGTTCTGGTCCTGCACGTCCATCACGCGCGAACCTTGCGTGCGGCTGTACTGGTTCGGCTTGCGCACACGCAGCGAACTGCCGATCTTGGCGCCGGTCTTGGCGAACGAGTCGTCATACTGGCGGTCGGTGGTGCCGATGAACTGGCTCTTTTCGTGGGCGATGCGCAGCGCTTCGCGCGTCACCATATCGATGGTTACGAGGCTGTTTGCCATGGTCTTTTCCTTCTCTTGCGCCTCACGGCGTTGAATGTTTGAGGGATCCGCCAGCGCCTCACGGCGTTAAGCGAACCTTGCTGCTTTACTTGTTACGCTGGGCGATCTGGGCGCGGCGCCAGGCGGCAAACTCGGCGTCCGTCATCTGCGCCGGGTCTTTCTCCACCTTGACGCCGCCGCCCCTGACCGCTTCGATCGGCGCGGGCGCGTTGCTAGGCTTGAGCTTGGCTTGCGATTTCGCGGCTTCGAGTTTCAGCTCGAGCTTGGCGATGGCACGGCCAGCCTGCAACGGCCCCATCTTGGCGATGCTGGCGGCTTCGTCCGCGTTGTCGGGGTCGGTCAGGTATTCGATGACGCCCTTCGGATCGTCCGCGTGGAAGATCGCGTCGGTGGCAGGCGTGGGCATGCCGCGGCGATCCACAAGGCCACCAAAAGCCTCGTCCAGTTCGGACGAGATCTCGTCGAATTTCTCCTGACCCCATTCCTTGGCGAGCGACGTCACGACACCATGCCGACGCTCGGCCTCGGCCTGCTGCTCGCGCATCGTCGGTGCAAGCTGCTGGGCTTGCTCTGCGATGCGCCGGTTCAGCTCGGCGCGGGTCAGCGTCACGGGTTCGTCATCGTCGTCCGCCTGGTTGGATTGCTGCTGGTGATTCTGTGGAATTTGCGCGCGAAGCTCGTAGACTTGGCGCGTTTTGTTGTCGAGACGGCGGCGCAGCTTGTCTATCTCGCGCTGCTCGGGCGTCTTTTCCTTCTTCGCTTCGGCTGCCGGTTCCTTGCCGTCGCCTTCTCCGGAAGCGGCGCCGGCACCGTGCCCGTCGCCCAGATTGCGCTGGTCGGTGCCGTGCGTGGCGTCATGGTTCGCGGTTTCGCCCGCCGCGGCGGTGTTGTCGCCAGTTGGCAATGCGGTGTCGTTGACGTTCAAAGCTGTGCTCCTTCTTGTGGGTCAGGCAAAGAAAAACCCGCACTCGGCGGGTTCATGGGTTGCTGCTGGGCAGCGGGATCGTCAGGCGCTATCGCCGGGTCGGGCGGTGCCGGTGGTTCAGGTATGGCCGGCTCGGGCGGCGACGTGGCAACCGGTTGCTGCGTCACGTCCGCCTGCGGCCGCGAAGCCTCCCCGGGCAGCGGATCGGGGTGGCTGAGCATCGTGTCGACGGTCTCGGCCACCATCATGCGAATCTGGTCCGGCGTCATGGCCGTGCTCGTCACCTGCAGCCGCTTCGTCGCGGCCTCGTATGCCTTGATCTGCAGTTCGCGCTGTTTCACGGCCAGGTCGGCGCGTTTGTCGTGCAACTGTTCCTGAGCCTCGTCCGCTTCCTGCTGGGCATCGTGCGCGTGCTGGATCGCTTCCTTCAGCGCGGCCTGCGCCTGCTGGACCTGCTGCATCAGTTGCTCGGGCTTCGGCTGCTTCGCGCTGTCCGGGTTCAGGATTGCCTGCACCGGCGCCGGTGCCATGGCCGTCAGCACCTGCGCCAGCTTGTCCGCGTGCGGTATGTCGAGGGTCTGCGCCCACAGCGGCGCGACCGCCGGCGTCATGTCCGGGTTGTTCCGCATGACGTCCGACAATGCCGCCTGCGCCTGGCTGCGCTGCGTGCTGTAGCTCGCGCCGATCACCACGCGCACGTCGTACTTCCCGACGTTCGGGTTGATGATCACGCCCTGGTCGGTCTGCTTCACGGCCTCCTGCTGCTCGGGGTCGACCGTGACACTGCCCGGCTTCATGTCGATGCCGAGGATGCGCTGCTGCCGCTTCGTGTCGATCAACTTGGCGGCCATCTGCACAACGATGCGGCCCACCTGGCCCAGCGACGCCGAAAGGTTCTGCGGGAAATGCGCCGTGCTGGCCTCGCCCTGTTCCTTGCGCGCGTCGATCGCGACGCCCGACTGCTCGTTGCTCGGGGCGCCCAGGTTCGCCTGGTACATGCCGATCGTCGCCTCGAGGTCGTGCAGCGCCTGCTCGGCCCCAGCGATGTGGTTCTGCAGGTTGACCGCAACGTTCTGCCGCGCCGGCGCCGCGATGGGCTTCCCTTCGTCGTCGACGTCGTTGTACGGCAGCCAGGCACGCGAATCGATGGCAGCACGGTCCCACAGCGCTTCCAGCCCACTGACGGCCCGCACGGGAACCATCCACGGCGATTTCGGCGCGCTGCCGATGTACGCCAGCTGCTCGCTCATGTGGTAGTTGTACGCACGCTGCGGGTTCATGGCGCGGCGCGGGATGCCGCAGTACTTCATGCGGCCGTCGCTGATGCCCCAGTAGCCGTACACGGGCACGATGCCGATGTAGTCGGCCGGGTACAGCGCCTCGCTGCCGTCGGCGTTCTTCGCCGTCTCCAGGATCGCCGCGCCGCTCATCGTGCGCCACTTCACGCACTGGTACTTGTCGCGGTAGCTGCGCAGATATTGCAACTGAACCCCGGCATTCTTGCAGGCGGCCCAGTATTCGTCTTCCGTGCCGCTCGCCTCCTGGTTGTCAGGGTTCAGCCAGATGATGATGTTGCGGGTCTGCTCCTCCTTGTACCACTGCTCGGCCACGACGATGGACTTGCGCTCGGACCGGCCGTCCATCTGCCGCTGGTCGGCGCCGAAGCTGACCTTCTCGGCCTTGGCGCCGTACCTGCGCTCGAATTCGCGCTCGCTCATCGACGTCAGCAGGTAGCCGAACGTCGCGTCGCTGCCGTCCAGCTGCACGCTCCATGGGTCGAACACCACGCGGAGGGGGTCGGCTTCGGCGTAGATGCGCGGCTCTTGGTAGCCCAGCGCGCGGTCGACGTATTCGGGGCGTACGATCAGGTAGCCGACGCCGGTCCTGGCCGCCGAGGTCAGGGCGGTGCCGTAGTGCGTCTGCGCGCGGCTGGCGTATTCGATGTGGCGCAGCATGCCGTCGAGGTGTTCGGACACCTTCACGTCGGCGCCTGATCCCACGGGTACGGTGTGGATCGCCGGCGGCGACTTGATGATCTGGCCGGCGACGTTGGCAACGTACTGTCCGGTGTGGTCCATCACCAGGCACGGCCGCGCGCCGCCCGGATCGTTCTCGCGCTGACGTTTGATCGTCTCGTCCCACTGCTGCGGGTTCGACGGGTCGGAGAATCTCAGGTCTTCCTCGATCTGCGTGCGCTGCTCGCGCGTCGCGTCGAGCGCGTCCTGATACATCTCCTGCGCCTGTTGTAGATCGTTTGCCATTAAAGTGCCCTTGCGCCTGAAGCGGCGGATTTTGTGTAGTCGTATGCCGGCGCCTTCTTCACCGGAACGAAGGTCAGCACGAACGCGTCGGCGCGGTCTGGTGACTTGCCGAACTCGGCCTTGTATTCCTTCTTCGACTGCATCAGCAGCAGGCCGTCCTTGTAGCGGTATTTCACGGATGCCAGCTGCGACCGCAGCTCGCCGTCGTCGTGCACGGACACCGGAGGCTGCTCCAGGTAGTCACGCGCGTCGCGCCACATCTTGGCCCGAACGTTGTAGTTCTTGCCGTCGGTGAGGCGCGCGCCGGTATGGACGCCGACCACCTTCTCGCGGTACTTGCCGAGGCGGAGCGCGTCGTAGCACGAGACGCCGGGGCCATCGAGCTCGATGACGATGCCGCCAATCGAACCGCCGGCCGCGACCAGGTCGTCGCACTCGGCCTCGACCACGGCGGCGAGCTGCGGGCCGTCGAGGCCACGCCGCGTCACCTGCGGCAGGTTCAGTCGGCCACGGCGCCGGTGGATTACGCTCTCGTCGTCACCGAAGTGCGCCGCGTCGATCGCCACCACCCAATCACCGATGGCTTCCACGTCGGCCGGGCCGTTGCGCTGCGCCGCCGCGATCAGGTTGCCGTGCACCCAGGCGTCGGTCGTCGACGCGTTGTAGTCGATGTCGATCTCCTGCGCGACGATGACCGGGTCGAGCGTGTTGCACTGCTTCTGGTACCAGGCGTCGTCCTTGCGCGGATCCTGCCTCCAGTGGAACGTGAAGACCTTGATCTTGCCGCCGTGCCGCTTCTTGTAGAACGGGTTGCCGTTGCCGTTAACGGTCGAGAGGTCGATCTTGCAGTTCGACGTCTGCGACAGCGCGGCGTCGATGGCCTCCGGGCGCTCGTAGAACGCCGATTCGTCCTTGAAGTAGATCGAGGTGCGGTTACCGCGGCCGATGTTGTCGCCGGCCTCCCCGACGATGGCCGAACCGGTCTCGGGGTTCAGGATGCGCATGTGCGGCGCGTGCTTGCCCTCGTCGTAGCCGATCGGCCGGAACTCGATGGGCAGCAGGCTGACGAACTGGCGCACCTTCCAGAACAGCGACTTCGGGTCGCCGAGTTTGTCGACGTATTCCTCCTTGCGGCTGCCGAAGCCGATCACCACGCCCGGGTAAAACGTCCACATCCAGACGGCGATCGCCACGCACAGCCACGAGATGCCCATGTCGCGGGACTTCTCGGCCAGGCCGTCTTCGCGCCCGCGCCAACGTTCGAACACCCAGGTCACGAACTCCGCCTGCTTCGGGAACAGAAGGAACGGGATCACCGTCGGCAGGCCGATCTCCGCGTTACGCGGGTCGAACGTCATACCCCAGTCGTTGATGAAGTCGATGGGGTTGGCCTTGTAATGCTCCTTCAGGCCGGGCAGCAGCTCAGGCGAGGTGCGCAGCCGCTGCAGGCGTTCCGCGCGCATCTGGTAGACGCGTTCGTAGTCGGGCGCCCGGAAATCGAACCACTCAGGCGCCCCCATTGATCAACCTCTTGTACGCTTCCTCGGCCGTCACGGTGACGTTCGCTTCCGTCTTGATCGGGTTCCCGTCCTGGCCGCCGTGGTTGATGTCCACCTTGTCGCCGTAGCGCTTCGGATCCCACTTGGCCAGCAGCTTGAGGCGCGTTTCGATGCGCAGCTTCGAGCGCTGGATAACGTCCGTGTCGGTGCGCTTGTTGCCTTCTTCGTCGAGGTACGTGTCGTTCACGCCGTCGTCGGCGATGCGCAGGCAGTCAGTCGCGATCTGATCGAAGCCCTCTTCGCGTGCGCGCGCGAAGTCGGCGGAAAACCTCTCGTGCGCCCTCTTCCAGTCGCTCACCGTGCGGACGGCGGGCATGCGCTCGTCACGGCAAATCTCGGCGAGCGGCTCGCCCTTAGCAAGGCGCGCGCAAATCTCGTCCGCGATCTTTTGCGTGAAGCGGCTAGGGCGGCCTGCTGGCTTGGCTGGGGCTTTGGCTTTCGTTTTGCGCGCGGTCTTCGTAGTCTTCCGGGCTGTCATGGCACTGCGCGCCGGAGCGCGATCCGGTCTTTCTCCACCTGGATGAGGATCATCAGCCACGTGCGTTCTGCTGCGATGCTCATTCGCATGGAGTACCTCATGAATAAAAAAGCCGCGAGCCCTGTGACGTGGCGCGCGGCGGAATTCCCCTTTCGGGGCTGGAGACGACTGGAGCGGGCGGCCGGTGAGCTACACCCGCATTAATTTGCAGCAGTAAGCAAAAATGCTTGCATTGGTAAGCATTTTTGTTTACTATACGCACATCGACAACAACACAAGGAGGTGCAGTGAAACAGAGTGAGTTCGTAAGGTGGCTGGAGCAGCAAGGCGCGACGTTCAAGAATGGTAAGAGTCACTTGAAGGTCTACCTAAACGGCGAACAGACCATCCTTCCGAGGCACCCAAGCAAGGAACTGAAACAGCCCCTTGTCGAGGGAGTGAAAAAGAAACTGAAACTCAAGTGAGGCAGGCCCCGAGAGGGGCTTGCAGCGCGATCACAACACTGCACCTCAACCACACAGAAACCATACAGCAAGGAGTGCGTATGAAATACCCTGCGACCTTTACCCCTGCCGAAGAAGGCGGATTCGTCGTTACCTTCCGCGACATCCCCGAGGCGATCACGCAAGGCGACGACGA